AATGCTGTCAGTCGAAAACACTGTGTTTGAAAAAACTCCACGCACCGGAACGAAGCGGGAGGTAGCGGAGAATCCGCGAAGCGGTTTGCGATAGCAAAGCGGTTAAAGCAGATTTTTACGTGATGTCGACGTAGGTAGGGGAAAGGTCAGAGCCCTACAAACAGGTGTATAAACAAAACAACCTACTTCCAAGTCTTGGCTGTGACGAACTCACATGATGTTCAAGATTAGATGGAACCGTAAACAGGTTCCGTCTGACTGAAACAATCTACATGATGCTAAATTGCTTCGCAATTATCTTTCATATATAAAAGAAATAAATGTGTTTGAGCGATAGCGATAACACAGATGAACGCAGTTCATCTACTAGTATATAGGATTACCAGTTTTCTTAGACATTTCTGCGTTATTCTTGATTAATTCGAATATGAATTTTCTTTGTACAGGAGTAAGATTGTATGCTTCTGTAATGGAAACGCTTCCACGCATATACCAACATACATCGACTAGATCTTTTTCTAGTGTGCTGTACTCATCATCATAACGTTTGATTAATTGGGTAATTTGGTCAGGCGATTGACATTGTTTTACTTCAATGCGAAAAAACTTGCTTGATTGAACACCATTGGGACTTCAAAGTCTTTTGGCGCTCCTTCCTCGATTAGGTTTTGTGGAACTACTACTTTTTGTGGTGGAAGATCAAATAACTCTCTTCTTTGTTGCATTTGATCTCTAATAATATCAAACTCTTTTACTGCTAGAGAATTTAAAAACTCTTTAATAGCAACAGCATTGTATTCAAACTCACCGTCTGGTGTTTCGATTGCTTTGATTTGTTTTGCAATAATATCAACGTTCATATCACTAATGCTTTCAAATAACTGTGTCATTTGGCCTTTACGTTCTGCTAAAGGTCTATCATTATCACGCATTAGAGAAATAAACTTCTGTGTTTCGTAGTTTTGCTGTTCGTAAATGTTTTGATCTTGAAACTTTAATGGTGCTGTGTGTAGTGTTAGTTCACCGTATTTTACAATAGGTTCCCATACTTTGCCATTAAAACTGTCCAACATACTTACTAGGTCAACTTCAATTTCTAGATCTTCGTTTTCCACTCTTGGCACTGGAACAGTCATTTTCATTTTTTCACCATAGGTTGCGATTCTAATCGCAATTAGGATTGCATCTAGATCAATTAATGGAATTTCCCATGGATCATCAATTAGTGGTATACAATTTTTAATGCAGGCGTGTACGCTTTCACCGTTCATAAGTGCATCTGGTGTGCGTAGAATTAATTCATCCTTTGCTGTCATACTAAGCACTGGCAATTCGCCTGTACCTGTTTTTTCAGTAGGATTATTAGCATAGAACTGACCACCGCTGGGCAATCTAAGGTAGATCTTTGGTTGTCTACTGTACGATTTTAAAAGTTCTGACACTGGTTTTTAATCTCCATAAATAAAAGTATACAATAATATGTAGTATGTTTATTTATATACGCAGTTTATTCAGAATTTAGATTTGAGAACAGAATGGATGAATTAATTGAATATCTTAAAAGTTTGGGTGGCGGAAAAGGCCCTGCTTCCAATGCTTCTATAGAAAGCCTTGCAAGGGCACTAGGAGTACAGGTTTCTGCAGGTGATGCAACAGTAATCAGTAGCAAAAAGTCCTTTGATGGTTGGGTTGGTAGTATTGTTAAAGGAATTAATGTTGCAGACAAACTTACTAACAAATTTGGTAGTATGGTTGAATCAGTTGTTGACTTTTCTAAAGAACAACGTAAAGCCACACAAGTAGTAAAAGATTTTAGCAGTGTTATTCCAATCATGAAGGGTCTAGGTGTTGCGGCAAGTTCTATTATTAGTGTGCTTGACGACAACATGAAATCGTTCCAGAGTATGACAGGCGCTGGTGTTTATGCTGGAAAAAGATTTAATATGCTCAGTCGTGATGCGGCCGCATTAGGTATTGATCTTGAAAAGTTTACTACAAATATTCAATCAGCAAGTGGAGATATTGCTAGATTAGGCAAAGGTGGATTAGACTTTGCAGTAGAAGAAAGTAAACGAGCCTTTGAAGCAAACGCAGAATCATTAATGAAGTATGGATATAGTTTTGAAGAATCTAGTGAAAAGTTTTTCTCGTTTTTAAATCAAAACAGTTATGCAATGCGTTTGTATGGCAAAGAGAATGTTGATCTAACCAAAGGAGCAAAATCATACAGTGTGTATTTGAAACGCCTAGCAGAACTAACAGGTGATCAAGTTGATGAAGCAGAAGATCAAATCAAAAAGGCTAGAGCAAATAATGTGTACAACGCATTTCTACAAACAATTCAAGACCCTGCTACTAGAGCCAAATATGATGCTATTGTAGCGGCATATGGACAAATGTATGGCGACGAAGGGCGTGAAAAAGCAATGGCCGTAATTGCAGGATTTGAACCTATGACCAAAGGTGCTCAACAACTTGGTGCCATGGTGCAAGGCCTAGATGGTGATTTACGAATGCATAGACAATATGCAAACAACAGTGCTGAGAATATGGATCAATTTACAAGTACATTGTTTGGCGATGTAGCGGCACGTAGTAGAGGATTGCAAGAAACATATGGCCAACCAGGAATGATGAAAACTATGTTAGCGGCATCGTTCCAAGGAGCAGATCTACCACTACAAAGCATATACGGTGCTATGCTAAAGGGAACAAAGTCACAAGAAGAAATTAATGAGATTTTAGGCAGGAATGTTGATGACCAAAACAACAATCTAAATGAAATGGCCAAAATGAATAAAAACATTCGTGATACACGTTTGTTAATTGCAGAAGAACTAGTAGAACAATTAGGCGATACAACTTATATGAGTTTTATCATTAAAGAAATTAACTCTAATTTAGAAAACTTTAATGATGCAATGAAAGCACTATTACAAGCACAAGGTTCAACATCAGCAGGAGACACAGCGTCAGGCAAAACAGACGAAACCACGGCAACAAAAGAAGCCATTGAAAACACAATGGATGATGGTATTCTTAAAAATATTGCAAACATTTTAGAAGATATTAGAGACGCATTTTCAAGATTGTTCGGTAAAGAAGGTGTTGCGGCGGCATTTGATAAAAAAGCACTAGCAAATATACAAAAAGAACTTGCAATAGGATTGCAAAATGGCGGTACGGCTGATATAAGTCAAAACAAAGCAGTACAAGATGTATTTCAAATGTTTCTTGCTCAAACAGGATCTCAACAAGAGGCTCAACGTTTAACATTAGAAGCACTTAGAAATACGGCACTAAATCCAGCAGTAGGATATGGCGGTGGCAAAGAAATGGCTGACATGGTACAACAAGGTATTGCTAGTGGAAAAATTAAAACGTTTGCTGGCGGTACTGGAGGTTTTGGCAGTTTATTCCAAAACTTTGGTAAAGGTCAACTTTCAGTGCTTCATAACGAAGAAGCAGTTATTCCTAAAGATTCACCATTAGGTGGAATGCTTAATATGATGCAAGGTGATTTAGGAAATCTTAAACAAAATATGTTTACTGCTGATGGAAAAATGAATGTTTCTGGAATGATATCGTCTGCACAGGAAATGGGCAAGAAATATGACACTTATGCAAAAGAAAATGAAGGTGCTATTAAAGACCAAAGCCGCGGTTTGGTAAAATCTATGACCAATTTGACTGATGCAGATCTTGACAGGATGGAGAAAGAGAGTGTAAAATCAAATAATACTGTGAGTTCTGGCACATCGGTAAATACAATGTCAGGCGGCAAAATGGACGAATTGATAAGAATTAATAAACAAATGTTAGCAGAATTGAGAAATATGTAATGAGTTGGAAAAGATACTTCACAGATTATACACCTAAAGACACTTCAGGACAAACTAGTCCTATTCCAGGATCAGGCGGAGCCGGTCCTGCACGTACCAACTATTCATCATTTCTTCCTGATGTTTATACAGGTCATCCAAATCGTATTGAACGCTATGGTCAGTACGAAACAATGGACATGGACAGTGAAGTAAATGCGGCACTGGATATTCTTGCTGAATTTTGTTCACAGAAAAATCCAGAAAACAACACGCCTTTTAAAATTAACTACAAAAAACAAGGTACTAGTACAGAAACTAAAGTACTAAAAGGTTATCTACAACAGTGGGCAGACCTAAATAATTTTGAAAGACGTATTTTTAAAATTGTACGTAATGTATTCAAATACGGTGATGCATTTTTTGTACGTGATCCAGAAACATTTAAGTGGATGCACGTTGACCCTGCAAAACTAGACAAGATTATTGTAAACGAAAGTGAAGGCAAAGAGCCTGAGCAATATGTAGTTAGAGATATTAATCCTAATTTTCAAAATTTATCAGTGACACAAATTGATGCTAAGTCAACTAATTCACAAGTTGAGTATACTACTGCTGGCGGTTCACTTGGTAGAGGTTATGTAGGTGGTGCTAATACTAATTCAGGCACACGTTTTGAAAATAACCTAAACCAGTTTGCCATTGATGCGGCACATTTTGTACATATCAGTTTAAGTGAAGGACTAGATAGAAACTTTCCATTTGGTAATTCACTATTAGAATCAGTTTTTAAAGTTTACAAACAAAAAGAGTTATTAGAAGATGCGATTATTATCTATCGTGTACAAAGAGCACCTGAAAGACGTGTGTTCTATATTGACGTAGGTAATATGCCAACACACCTTGCTATGGGATTTGTTGAAAGAGTTAAAAATGAAATTAACCAAAGACGTATTCCAAGTACTTCAGGTGGCGGCACCAATGTAATTGATGCTAGTTTCAATCCGCTGTCTATCAATGAGGACTACTTCTTTCCACAAACGGCTGAAGGTAGAGGTTCTAAGGTTGAAACATTGCCCGGTGGTACTAACCTAGGTGAAATTGATGACTTGAAATTCTTTACTAATAAACTATTCCGTGGTTTACGTATTCCAAGTTCTTATCTACCAACAGGTGCAGATGACAGTGCTTCACAATATAATGACGGTAGAGTTGGCACAGCATACATTCAAGAGTTAAGATTTAACAAATATTGCGAACGTTTACAAAACTTAATGGCATTTATCTTTGATAAAGAGTTTAAAATGTATCTAAATGCTAAAGGTGTAAACATTGATAACGATTTATTTGATCTAGTATTCCAACCTCCAATGAACTTTGCTTCATACAGACAAAGTGAAATGGATAATGCAAGGGTTAACACATTTGCTTCATTACAAGAAATTCCATATATGAGTAAACGTTTTGCACTTAAACGTTTCTTAGGACTAACACCTGAAGAAATGGCAGAGAATGAATCACTATGGAAAGAAGAAAACGGTGATCAAATTCCAAACAATGAAAGTGCAAGTATGGAAATGAGAGGTGCAGGAGTCACAGCAGGCGGAATTGCTAGTGATATAGATAATCTTGGTGATGCATCACCAGATGCAGAAGCACCACCACCAGCAGAAGAAGGCGGAGATACTACTCCAGCAGGCGGAGGCGAAGGCGGAGCAACACCACCACCACCAGGCGGCACTCCAGGCGCATAGAAGGTAAATAGTTTTATGTTGTTAAAAGAATTCTTTTATTTTGATACTGACGGTAATAAATTTACTACCGATAACAGATACGATGCTGAAAGAGATATTTCAGTGGTCCGTTCTGATGATACAAGAAAAACAAGATTAAAACTTTCACAAATTAATCAAATTAGACGTACAGCAGAAGCACGTGAACTTGAACACGCAAAAGATGTTGAGTTTGTAAAAACAATGTACGGTCAACCACCAGCAGACCAGGCTACAGGCCTTTAATTTTTATTTCGTTTAAATATTACAATGCACAGAACAGGCTTTGTAATAGGGAACGGAACGTCCCGCAAAAAATTTGATCTTAATAAACTTGTTGATAAAGGTATAATGTATGCCTGCAATGCCGTTTATCGCGAGTTTTTACCCAACGTATTAATAGCAGTTGACCCTAAGATGGTACATGAAATAGTTGCTAAACGAGCACAATTCGACACAGAAGTATGGACCAACTATAACAAAGCATACGAAACATATGTTGGTTTAAATTACTTTAATCCGAGCAAAGGATGGAGCAGTGGACCAACAGCATTGAATAAAGCCTGCACTGATGGCTGTCAAACTATCTATATTTTAGGGTTTGATTATGTTGGTTTAGAAGGCGGTAAGCGAGTAAACAACATTTATGCAGGATCACCCAACTACAAAGGCGCACACGAGCCTGCAACCTACTATGGAAACTGGTTAAGACAAACAGAAACCATACTAAAAGCACACTCTAGCACTAGTTTTGTACGTGTTATAACAAAGAAATGTTATAATCCTAACAATTTTGCACCGTATAGCAACTACAAAACTATCACTTATAAAGAATTCGAAAACATATTAGATAAGTAATATTGATAAAACTAGCGTTTTTCGGCCTATTTGTACCGGTAAAACTGGTTTTTTTGTAAATATATTATGACAGCCTTGCCAATTAACAAACTAAAGGAGATAAGAAGATGTCTGATAAAACTAAATTTGAACAGTTATTAGACTTGCTTGTCAACGAAGAGCAGGATAAAGCCGAGTCTTTATTCCATGATATCGTTGTAGAGAAGTCAAAAGAAATTTATCAAGGATTAATTGAATCTGATGAATCAGAAAAGGAAGACGAAGTTGAAGAGTCTACTGAAGAAAAAGAAGATGAAGTAGAGGAATCAGTTGAGGAAGTTGCTGAAGCATCAGACGATGAAGAAGAACAAACAGATGAGTCATTTGACGAAGAATCAGTTGAAGAAGTAGGCGGAGATGCCGCTGACGACATGATTGATGACGTTGAAGCAGGTGACGAACCTGAAATGGATATGGGTGATGAAGAAGATCACCACGCTGACATGGGTGGAAACGAAGAACTTGAAGATCGTGTTGTTGACTTAGAAGACGCACTTGATGATCTTAAAGCAGAATTTGAAGCCATGATGGGCGACAACGGCGGAGAAGAAGGTGAAGACGAAGCACCTGAAGCCGACGAAGAAGAATCAGAAGAAGCCGAAGAAGCAATTGAAGCACCATTTGAAGCAACAGAAGAAGATGGTGAAGAAGTTGAAGAGGGTGCAAAAAGTAAATCCGCTGGCGAAACCATGAGAGAATATGTTGAAAAGGTTTCTGCACCATCGAATTCAGAAGGCGCTGATAACACTACGAGTCCTGTAGCATCGAAAGGTGGTAAAGACTCAGGTGCTAATGGTAAAAACATTGCACAAAGTGGTGAAGAAAAGGGCGGTAGTGCTCCAAAAGTTAAGGACATGGGAAAATCTTTCGAGAATGAACCAGGTGCTAACGCGGGGGACTCTTTTAAGAAAGCATCTGCACCAAAGAGTGCTGAATAATTGTTAAGGAGAAAGCCACATGGCTTACTTACGTGAGAATTTGACATTCGACCAAGCACAGGTCACCCTTGAGTCAAAGGGAGATGGAGATAGCAAGGATCTCTATCTTAAAGGCATCTGTATTCAGGGTGGTGTCAAAAACGCTAACCAGCGTGTGTACCCTGTTTCCGAGATAGGCAACGCTGTTAAAACACTCAAGGATCAAATCTCAGGCGGTTATTCTGTACTAGGTGAAGTAGATCACCCAGATGATTTGAAAGTAAATTTGGATCGTGTATCGCATATGATTACTGATATGTGGATGGATGGTCCTAACGGGTTTGGCAAGATGAAAATCTTGCCGACTCCCATGGGTAAACTAGTTGAAACTATGTTGCAAAGCGGAGTTAAACTAGGTGTATCCAGCAGGGGTAGTGGAAATGTTAACGAGTCTAACGGCGAAGTTAGCGATTTCGAAATTATCACGGTAGACGTGGTAGCACAACCTAGTGCCCCAGGTGCATATCCTACACCAATCTATGAACACATCATGAATACACGAGGTGGTTATAGTGCGTTTAGGACTGCGTCAGAGGTACAACAAGATGCTAAAGCACAAAAGTATCTTAAAGAAGCAATGCTAAGAGTCATTAAAGGCTTGAAGTAATATTAGGAGAAACACGATGAGTGATGTTTTTAATAAACTTTTTGAAACTGGAATTATCAGTGAAGAGGTCAAAGACCAAATTACTGGTGCTTGGGACGAAAAGATTAAAGAACACCGTGATAGTGTGACTGCTGAACTACGTGAAGAATTTGCAAATCGCTACGAGCATGACAAACAAAACATGGTTGAAGCAATTGATCGCATGGTTTCCGAGCGTTTGGAATCAGAAATTTCTGAGTTTTCTGAAGATAAGAAGGCACTTGCAGAAGCAAGAGTTGAATATAAGAAGAAAGTTTCAGAGCATTCTGAGAAATTGCAAGAGTTTATGCTCAAGCAATTGACCAAAGAAATTGCAGAGTTAAATGAAGACCGTCAAAAAGTCACAGAAAACTTTGTAAAACTCGAAGACTTTGTAGTTAAAGCACTTGCAAAAGAAATCAACGAGTTTGCAGTTGACAAAAGAGATCTTGCTGAAACTAAGGTTAAACTTGTTAAAGAAGCAAAATCAAAATTCAATGAACTTAAATCTAAGTTTGTTGCTAAGTCCGCTAAAGTGGTTGAGGACGCTGTTAACACTAAGTTGGCAGAAGAAATCAAACAACTCAAAGAAGACATCACGGCTTCTAGAGAAAACCACTTTGGTAGAAAAATCTTCGAAGCGTTTGCTAATGAATATGGTTCATCTTACTTAAATGAGAAATCAGAAACTGCGAAGTTAATGAAACTTGTTTCAGAGAAAGACGAAGCGTTAGCAGAGGCTAAGAAAGCCATCACAGAGAAGGAAACTCTTGTTGAGTCTAAGGAAGCAGAAATTACTGCGGCTAAAGACAAAGCAGAAAGAGTAGCAGTGATGAATGAGTTGCTATCTCCATTGGGTAAAGACAAAAAAGAAATTATGTCTGAACTTTTGGAGTCGGTGCAAACTAATAAGTTGCACACAGCGTTTGAGAAGTATCTACCAGCAGTGATGGAAGATAAGGCTCCAAAAGTTAAAAAGGCGTTAAACGAAGGCGTTGAAATCACAGGCAATAAAGAAAACACAATTAAGGAAGATACTACTTCAAACTTAATTGAACTCCGCAGATTAGCGGGATTAAACTAAAAAGGAGAGACAAAAAAATGTCAGAAAATATCAACAACAACTGGCAGGAAACCAAAGAAGCACTTTTAGAAGGCCTTCAAGGTTCTAAAAAAGGTGTTATGGATGTCACTCTCGAGAACACTCGCAAGTATCTCGCTGAGGCGGCAACCGCTGGGGCAACTTCCGCAGGGAACGTAGCAACTCTAAACAGAGTTATCCTTCCAGTAATTAGACGTGTTATGCCAACTACAATCGCTAACGAGATTGTTGGTGTACAACCAATGACTGGACCTGTAGCACAGATCCACACACTAAGAGTACGTTATGCTGAAACTTTCGATTCTGCAACAGCAGGCGAAGAAGCACTTTCACCATTTAAAATTGCTGAAGGTTATTCAGGTAATGCAACTACTAATGCGGCAGATGCGACTGCAACATTAGAAGGTTCTGCAGGTAAAAAGTTAAGCATTCAAATCTTAAAACAAGCAGTAGAAGCGAAAACTCGTAAACTATCTGCTCGTTGGACATTTGAAGCGGCTCAAGATGCTCAAGCACAGCAAGGCATCGACGTAGAGGCTGAAATCATGGCGGCTTTAGCACAAGAAATTACTGCTGAAATCGATCAAGAGATCATCCAATCACTTCGTTCATTAGCATCAGTTGAAGAAACTTACGACCAAGCAGGCGTAAGTGGTACTGCAACTTTCGTTGGTGACGAACACGCGGCTTTAGCAGTTCAAATTAACAGAGTTGCTAACAAAATTGCTCAACGTACACGTAGAGGCGCAGGAAACTTTGCAGTGGTTTCAAACCAAGCATTGACAATCCTACAGTCTGCTACAACTTCTGCGTTCGCAAGAACAACTGAAGGTACTTTTGAAGGCCCAACAAACACTAAGTATGTTGGTACTTTAAATAACTCTATGAGAGTTTACGTTGACGCTTACTTGGCTGATTCAGGTCAAGATGCTAACCAAGTGCTTGTTGGATATAAAGGTTCATCAGAAGCAGATGCGGCGGCATTCTACTGCCCATACATTCCGCTAATGTCTTCAGGTGTTGTTTTAGATCCATCAACTTTCGAACCAGTTGTGTCATTTATGACTAGATATGGTTATGTAGAGTTGACAAACACTGCATCTTCACTAGGTAATGCGGCTGACTACCTTGGTAAAGTACAAATTACTTCTGCCAACGTATCATTCTCTTAATATCTAGTATTAGAGGAATTAAAAAGGGCGGCTTAGGTCGCCCTTTTTTTACGACTTAAATACAGTTATGAAAGAATTAGAAATTTCATTAGACTGGAAAGACATTGAACAAGAACTTAGAGAGTTAACTAAGACTGCTCCTGAGTTTAAATTTAATGTTATTAAGTTTTGTTCAAGCATAGGAAGAGAAGTTAGAAAACTATCTGATATAGAAATAGAAATCCGTAGAAGACCAACAGACAGTTTACAACTTAAACACAAAGAAAAAGCACGTGAAATAAACGATGCAATAAAATTGTTCTCACAAACACACTTATTACACCTGTTTAGCAGGGTTGACTAAATACATTGTCAGATATGTTCCATTTGAAGTAATGGACTTATGCAGTATTAAACCCACTGCGTACCGGATAGAACCCGGATCGGACTTCTAAAAAGGAGAAAACAAATGGGTAGACCACTTAATAAAAGATACTTCGGCGAACCTACTGCGGGCGGAAATGAAATCAAAGTTGATTTTCACAACGGCACTAGTGTAGTTGAAGGACATATTGTAAAACAAAAAGGTAGCAAAAAGTTTGTAGTAGCAGAAATTGGTGCTTCAGACACTGAATACACTTGTACATTAACAACTGGTAAACTAATGTCAGCACTAGCGGCTGGTGAAATGGGTATCACGTTTAAAATGGACGATTCTGAAACTTATCAAGTTTCTAAAATTTCAGGTCGTAAAGCAACACTAGTTGCTCCAGACGGTACAGGTTCTAACGCATATGATGGTAAGTCAGTGCCATGGAACTTTAGCACATCACTAGTAGATGGCGCGGCACAAGTTGAAGAGGCTGGTGACGATGACGCGGCTGGTGTTGATGACGACGATTTTACTAACGCATAATCGTAGTTTTTACCAAAACTTGGAGAGAGGGCAAATTCGCTTTGCCCTTTTCTCTTGACTAAATAACACTATACTTGTATAGGATTCTAATAGAATGGCAACTGATGTTTTAAAACTCACTGGTGACTACAAAATTACTACCGTAAGTGCGGGAGAAATCACCCTCAATACGGGCAATAGAAAAGGTACTACAAGAGTCACAGGTAATCTTATTGTTGAAGGTACTACAACTAGTGTAGATACTGAAGAACTTGCAATTGAAGATGCTATCATTACGTTAAACAAAAATGAAACAGGAAATGGTGTTTCACTTGGACAAAGCGGTATTGATATTGAAAGAGGAACTGCTGATAACGCAACTATTCTTTGGGATGATACACTAAGTTATACTAGACCAAACGGTGGTACTGGCGAAGGTATTTTTACGTTTAAAGTTGGTTCAGGATTAGCCGCAATTAGAACTAATCATATTAGTACAACAGGCGACGATATTGTTTTCTTAGGCACAAATGCTCCTAACGCAAAACTAAGTGTTAGAGGTACTACTAATTATGAAACAGGCTTAACTGATGACGATATTCCAAACGTAAGATATGTTAATAACGCTTTCCAAACTATTAATATTCCACAAATTCAAGCAGATAACACAATCTTTAAAGCAGAAGACATACAAGAAGGCGATGCTGTATCTAGACTGTTAGGTAAAATTGATAATGTCACAAGAGTAGACATTAGACGTGATATCATGACATTTGGTGATTTAGAGTTTGATGGTACAACTATTAGACCTACTAATACTAACGAAGATTTAGTTTTACAGTCAAACGGTAGCGGAAATGTAGTTGTTGACGAGGTGTTAACATTACCTACTGCAAGTGCTACTCCTACTGGTGTTGCAGGGCGTTTAAAAGTCTATGTTGATTCAGAAGGATTCGGTGGAACTGGCCTATTTTTTGTAAATAACAGTACTAGTGGAGAGGTGACAAGTAAACGAAAAGCCATGCTAATGAGCATGATATTTTAGGATAAAGATATGGCAATAACGAATAGTTTTATAGATGCAACATTAACAACAGTATACACATCTACAGGTGAAAATGCTATTACTAGTATGATTTTCTGTAATTATGCTGATGCAGATAACATTCCAGGTGATAATATTCTAACTGATGCTGACACATATCTTGACGTACACGTTGTACAATCAGGACAAAGTGCAACTGATGTTAACAAAATTTTACATCAGTTAAAAGTTCCAGCAGGTGAAACTTTTATCATGGATACTGAAAAGTTTGTAATGGAGTCGGGTGACAAAATCATTTGTCAAACAACATCTCCAGCAACTATTTCAGTCACTATTTCAACAATAGCGGTGTAATAATATGCGTTTTGTAAAACAACAACAGATTAACAGAAAAATGATAGTTGACAAATCAGTGTTTGTTGACATTGACGGCTCTGTAAGTTTCCAAGGTGCTGTTGGTGGTTTACAACTTGGTACTGGTGATACTAGCCAACGTAGTGGCGCACCTGTTAACGGAACAATTCGTTATAATAGTCAAATTAATGAGATTGAAGCATATATTAATAATGCTTGGGAAACAATTAGATCTGATCGTCCAGGAAACATTCAAGTTCAAAACTTAGGAACTGGCGATGCCTCTGAAACACAATTTGGTGTACTAAGTCCATCACCAGCCGCGGCTGAGAATGTACTTGTACTTGTTGAAAACGTTGTGCAAATTGCAGGTGTAAACTATACTATGACTGTTGATGTTAACGGCAACAAATATATTAAGTTTGATTCTCCTGTTCCTTTAGGTAAAGACGTCACCGTTATACACGGCTTCGACGGTAGTATCGTAGGTTAATTTTAACTACATACTTACGGTTTTTCCAATAAAGACTAAATACTATTAATGCAAACTTGACCGTTTAGGTTTGCAGGACAAACAGTGGTTAACCCGCTATGTAAGGTGGTTAGAGGCACAGGATGCCCGGTTTATAGGAGAACACAATGGCCGTCGGTCGTATTTCGGGTCCGTTGTTAAAGGCAAATCTGCTCCGTAATGGTGTGGACTTGGCGTTTGAAACGGATTTATTATATTTGGATGTTAACAATGGTCGCATTGGTATCAAAAAGACCAATCCTTCCTATGAACTAGATGTAAACGGTACAGTACAAGTCACAGACTGGATTGCAACAAATTCAGCAACAACAGGTAATTTAACTTTTCAAGGAAACACAATTAGTAGTACACTAGGTACTATTGAACTTACACCTTCAGGTGGTGATCCTGTAATTTACCATTCAAGAATTCAAGTTGATTCATTAGAAATGAATGACAACACTATCAGTACAATTGATAGTAATGCTCCTATCGAACTTGCTCCTAATGGAACAGGTACTATTGAACTATTAGGAAACACAAACGTCACAGGAAACTTATATGCAACTGGCAATATTACTGCTGGCGGAAATATTAATTTAGGTGATGCTGACACAGACACTGTTAATTTTAAAGCAGATGTTGTTTCAAATATTATTCCAGATGCTGATCAAATTTACACACTAGGTACTCCTAGCAAACGTTGGAAAACACTAAACTCTAGACAAGCAAATATTGATAATATTCAAATTACAGATTCAACAATTGAAACTATTGACAGTAATGCAGATTTAACTATTCGTGCTAACGGAACAGGTAAAGTAAGAATTGAAAACTTGCTTTTAAATGAAGAAGGTCAGACATTATTTGTGACACAAAACGGTGACGACGCAGAAGAAGGCACTAGTATTGACAGTGCATTTGCAACAATCAAACACGCTTTGAGTCAAGCAAGTTCAGGTGATATTATTAAAGTTTCTGCAGGAATTTATACAGAAGAATTTCCACTAGTAGTACCAGCAGGAGTCACAGTAGACGGCGCAGGCTTACGTGCAACTGTTGTTAGTCCAACTGTTGCAACAGAAGATTTAGATTGTTTTCACTTAAACAGTGCTACAACTATTCAACATTTAGCAATTAAAAATATGAAGTATAACTCGTCAAACGACACAGGTTATGCTTTTAGTTTTGATCCTGCTGGATCATTAAGTGTTCCATTGCAATCACCATATATAATAAACTGTACAGTATTAAACAAAGGTACTACAACTAGTGCTAGTGATCCTTATGGTTTTGATAGTGGAGATGCAGGACGTGGTGCAAAAATTGATGGTAGTTTAGTTTCTGCAAGTTCAATTGAAGCGGCAATGTTGTTTAATGATACTACTTTCTTTGTACCAAATTCCGTTGGTTTGTATATGACTAATGGTGCAAGATGTGAGTGGTTAAACAGTTTTGTTTATTTTGCTGACAAAGGCATTGTTGGCGAATCAGGTAGTGCTGGTAGAGGCGGCGACGGAAAAACTATTGTTGATTTATCGGGATACACAGGAACGTTTAATGTCACCGACACAGTCACTTTAACATCAGAAGACGGATCAACAGTACTAGCACAAGGTACTATTGAATCAAAAGAAACAGTTGACGGCAGATTAAGATTAACATTTGATGGTAAAGTTTCAGGTTGGTCTACAACAACTGATAGAAAAAGTAAAACTATTAACCTAACAGGAAATAGTTCTTTAAGTACTACACAGAAAAAGTTTGGTACAGCAAGTTTATACCTAGATGGCACAGGTGATTATGCAAGTGTGCCTAGTTCAAATGATTTTGGATTTGGAGAAGGAAACTTTACAGTTGAAGGCTTCTTTAGATTTGACGGAGTCACAGGAACACAATACTTGTTTGATATGAGAACAGAAGCAAGTGATAATGCAATTAGTGTTTATACTAACGGTGCTAATGTAAGAGTTGCTGTTGCTGGTAGTGATGTTATTACTGGAACAGATGTACTACTAACAAACACTTGGTACCATATTGCTGTTTCTAGATCAAACGATGGAACAAAATTGTTTGTTAACGGAAATCAAGACGGATCAACATATAGTGATACAAACAACTATGGTACAGCAAGAATGTTTGGTATTGGTGGCGACTATAATAACACAAACTTGTTTACAGGATATGTAGACGAACTAAGAGTCACTAAAGGTTTACCAAGATATTTGTCAGGTTTTTCAACACCAACAGCAGAGTTTGTTGGAGATAGCACAACAGTATTTTTAACACACTTTAATGGTGCAAATGCTAGTACAACAGTCACAGAAGATGTAGCAGTTCAAGTTGATATTTCTTCTTCAAGTGGTGGTAGTGCAACAGGCATTGAATTTATTGATCTTAAACAATTTGGTGCTGAACTAAGAGCAATTGGTAGTGCAAACGTTTACGGAAATCAAGGTGTTATTGCAGACGGCGACGGTGTTCTCCTAAGATTGATCAATCATAACTTTGGATACGTAGGCGTTGGAAAGAATTTAGAAAATGATGTTTCTAGAGTAATTCAAGCAAACGAAATTACTGAAACAAACAACGGTAAAGTATTATTCAGTTCAATTGACCAAAGCGGTGACTTTAGAGTTGGTAATGCATTTACTGTTGACCAAGAAACAGGAAACGTCACATTTGAAGCAGAAAGTTTTGATATTAGTTCATTATCTGGTTTAACATTTACTGACGGTGGAAATACAACTATTGTAGATCCTAGCAGAGTTGAAACAGGAAATATTAGAATTAGTGGTAATCAAATCATTACTACAAGCGGTGACTTAACAATTAATCCAGATGGATCATCAGATGTTGTAATTGACGGAAACTTAGTGATTAATGGCGGATTTAATGAAATCCGTGACCAAGATGGTGATACTAAAGTAAACGTTGAAACTACACTTGGTGCAGACAATGATGTTATTACTTTTGATGTTGCAGGAACAACTATTGCTTATATCGATAGTGATGGTTTACAAACAACATCATTTATTTCAGACGAAGTTAAATTAATTAACAACTCTGTACAAACATTTAGAAACGATACTAATTTAGAAATTTTTGCACACGGCGACGGATATGTAGACTTTAACAGTGATGATGCTATTAAACTTCCTGCAGGTACAACTGCTCAAAGACCGGGCACACCTGTTAATGGTATGTTTAGATATAACACAAGTTCAAACGTATTTGAATTATATGCAGACGGATTTTGGAATGCAGTTGGTGGTAGTGTAAGTGGTGTTGTTGACCAAGACTTAGACACTTATATCACAGCAGAATTAACACAAGGTAATGACGACGATACATTTAGATTTTATAATGGCGCGGCAGGACTAACAGCAGATTTAAATGCAACACGTTTTAATACTGACACAATTCACGTTAATACACTTAGTACAGAGGCTACAGATGCAGATTTAACTATTGCTCCAAACGGTACAGGTAAAGTAGTAATTGGAGATGTAGAGTGGGATCAGGGCACAAATACGATAACTAATGTAGTAAGTGATTCACAGATTAACTTTGCTGGAACAGACGAAGGATATGTGGATTTTAATGGAACATATGGTCTTAAGTTTCCAGTAGGTGATAACAACAATAGACCAGTGTCTAATCTTGCTGTAGGTTTAACAAGATATAACACTCAGCAGAGTAGATTAGAAGTGTGGGATGGTAGTGTATGGGCATCTGTTGTTGGACAACAGGGTGGTATTACATTCCAAGAAGCGGAAGAACTATCATTCTTAAACGCATTAATATATGGATAGAGAAAATAGATGGCAACGATATTAAAAAATGCAATTATAAAAGACGTAGGTCAATTACCAATTGATGCGATCAATGTTCCTGTTAATAGAAAAGTTGTAATTATGGGCATTTCACTAGCAAATACAAAAGATAGTACAGTGTTAGGAAGTGTTATGGTTAAAGACGCAGGTAGTGTTGTAGCATATTACGCAAAAGATGTTCCAATACCACCAAACGGATCACTAAGAGCATTAAATGGTAGTGAGAAATTAGTACTAGATGAATATCATACTTTACAAATTTCGTCAAGTTATGCAGATAGCGTTGACGCAGTAATAAGTTATGCGGAACAAACTTAATAGGAGATAACGATGGCAAATTATATCGGCGGAAATATGGAACAACTAATAGATGGTATGAATACCAGATACTTCTATGGTTTAAGAAAACTAGACGACGGTACAATTTACCTTGCTATTGTTGACCAATTAAATCCAAATGATCAAATTGAAATTAACGTTCCTGGTAATAGTGCAGAGAACTATAACGATTTTGATATTGGACAAGACTTTTTTGAAGGTAGAGATGTAAACCACGAAAAGGTTTATAACAACTTAAAATATGAACAATACAGATGGGATTACCAAAAGATTAATTACTACATCAACGAAGATGGAAATTTAGTCGCAAGAGTAAATCAACCATATGATTACAGTTAAATATAGGTGAGAAATAAATGGCACAGTTTAAACTAGACAGATTTACTTACAAATACAGAGGCGATTGGGCGCCTGATGTCGCATATGCACTAGATGACATTGTGACAGTTAATGGTAATGTTTACTTCTGTACAGCGGCACACACATCACAAGATGATTTTTATGGCGACTTTTTATATGACTTTACATATCCAGAGCCATATAGTGCACCAAACGGTGTTGATGACGAATTTAACCTATCTGCAAATGCTGGCGGTCAAAATACAACAGTAGACGGAACAGGAATTGACTTTACAGTCACACGAAGCGGTAAGAAATATTCTGTGACACTTGTTGCTGGTGGTAGAAACTATGTTGCTAAAGAATATTTTGTAATTCCAGGCGATCAAGTAGGCGGCGTCCGCGGAGTAAATGATGCAACAGTCACAGTAGCCACAGTTGATAATGCATACGAAGGTGCGTTAGTTGTACCTGGTGTAGTTCAAAGTTTAGAAGTTAGCGGTACTCCTGCTACTACTAGATGGGAAATTATGTCTGAAGGATATAGTTGGCAGGGTGCATGGCAAAACAGTACTTCAGTAAGTTCAATTGATCCTGAAACCGGAAACAATGTTATTACTATTACGCCTAAACTATATTACATAAACGATTTAGTAGAACGAGGCGGCATAATTTACCGTTGTACACAAGGACACCAGGCACTAACAGATGCTGATTTTGGTCACGCAAATAACATTAGATTTTGGACAACTCACGTATTTGGATCTCATTGGTCTGGAGATTGGGTTGGATTTACACCATATCAAGTCGGTGATGTTGTTAGAGCCGGCGGTTCAACTTGGAGATGTACAACTGCACACACTTCAGGAACAAATGCCGAAGGACTAGCAGGCGATCAAGGATATTGGGAAAGAATAGTCACAGGTGATGATTGGTTAAACGAATGGGCACCTGCAACAAATTATAAACCACAAGACATTGTTCGTTATGGAGGATATGTTTATAGAGCAAATGCTCAACACACTTCAACAAGTAATTTTGAAAACGAAGTAGACGTAGAAGGTTGGTGGGATTTAGTTGTTCCTGGTATTGAATACAAAGGTCTCTGGACAGCACCAACAGCACACGTTCAAGGCGGAACACCAAACACAATTAAATGGAAAGTTGGTGATATGGTTAGGCATAGTCAAGCAATTTATGTTTGTAATGCTACACATACTGTCACAGGCACTGACGAGGAAACTGATGATCCGTTATTTAGAGACACAGAATCTTATTGGAATTTATATGTTGCAGGAATGGCATATGAAGAACAATGGAACGCAGATACAAATTACCAACCCGGTGATATTGTTGAATATGGTGGATATACATACTATTGTAAAACGTTCCATACTAATAAAGTTCCTTCAGTAGAAGTAAATGATTGGGAACTTTTAAGTGAATGGTATAATTTTAAAAATGATTGGTCTGCGGTACAACCTTATAAAGTAGGTGATGTTGTAAGAAATCACGGTTATTTGTACTGGGCAGTTATCGACAACGTTGGTAGTAAACCAGACAGCGGTATTAAAACAGATGTTAGTATTACATTTGGAACAGCCTTTAATTGGGACGGAGTCACAACACCAAATAAAACTTATACACGTGGCACTACATTAATTTTAGATCAATCGCATAGTTCAAACGATTCTCATCCAATTTATCCAGCAGATACAACAGACGGATTCTTAAATGTAGCAGATGGTGGTAATGAATTATTTACTGGAGTGCAAACAACTTATATTTTAGATGACGAAATTGTAGCAAGTTTAGAAGATTATAATTCAGGATTTAATACAGCAACAGTTAGACAAGTTATTGTTAAACTTGAACCTGATTGTCCAGATGCAATTTATTTTGCAGATTATAATAACACAGGATCAAGTGGTGTTCAAGTAATTTCAGTTAGTGGAACATCTAATTGGGATTTATTAATGCCTGGTGTTTCTTTTAAAGGACCTTGGAATGATTTTGATGCAGACTCTACACTTAATGCATACGAATTAGGCGACATTGTACTTTGGGCAGGAACTGCTTATCAGTGTATTAGAAGACATGATGCTAATAGTGCTAATAGTAGACCGGATCAAGATACAAGAAAAACTATTCCAGTATACTGGAAAGTATACGTACAAGGTATTAGAACAAACGTACTTGCAAGACCTGGCGATATTAAAACTTACAGTGCAGGATCAAATGAGCGTTTAGAAATTGGTGACCTAGGAACTGTACTTAAAGGTTTACCACAAACAAATGCAGACTCAAGTTTAGGACAAGGTCCACAATGGGATCTTTTAGGAGATTCTAAAAATAATTTTTATGTAGCACTTGACGGTGTTGACGAAGCAACACGCGGCGCCACAAAACAAAATCCGTTTAGAACTGTTAAGTATGCACTAGATCACATTGCAGGTGATACAGTAAACAGAACACCAGCAACAGTATTTGTTTCAACTGGTGAATTTAAAGAAATATTACCTTTAAAAATTCCTGCTAATGTTGCAGTAGTTGGAGATGAATTAAGATCAACTAGAATTGTTCCGGCCGCAGGATACGAAGGAACAGATATGTTCCACGTAAAGAATGGTTGTGGTATTAGAAATTGTACTCTACAAGGCCTTGTAGGAACTATGAGTGCTGTTAACGAGTTTGGCACTAAACGTCCAGTAGGAGGACATCCTGCGTTTGTTAGTTTAGATCCAGGAACAGGTCCAAGTGATAGTAATGTGTGGGTCACATCTAAATCTACTTATGTGCAAAATGTCACAACATTTGGTACTAATTGTGTAGGAATGAAAATTGACGGTGGGTTGCATTTAGGTGGTAATAAATCTATTGTTGCTAACGACTTTACACAAGTAATAAGTGGCGGTATTGGTATTTGGGTCACTAACGGTGCATTATCAGAACTTGTATCAGTGTTTACATATTATTGTCATATTGGATACTTGTCTGAAGCAGGCGGAAAGATTCGTGCTACAAACGGAAACAACTCATACGGTGATTACGGTTCTGTTGCTGAAGGGTATGACTTATTAGAAACACCAATTACAGCAAATGTAAACAACAGAGATAATGACGCAACAGTATCAAACGTATTAACAGATTTAGACAACGAAATTTATTTGTTTGGTTATGCACACGCTGGACAAAATTATACAAGTGCAGATATTGATGCATTTTCAGGTACTGGTTCTAACTTAGAAGCAGAATTTAAAGAATTTAGAAACAAATCACTATCACAAGTTAGAATGCTTGATCCGGGTGATTCATCTACACCTGGTGGTTCAGGATTTAGTATTACTACAGGTCAGTCACAAGGTGGAACAGGTTCTACACTTTTATTAAGTGCAACTGATACTGTTGAAGATAGTAGTGGTGTTTATGATGGCAAGCGTATTTTTATTACGC